CTTCTCGACGTCAGTCTTGATGTCCTGGATCGGTTGAACCGCCTCGCTGATCTTGGCGATCGCGGCGGCCAACGCCTCTACCTTCGCGTCGGTCGCATGGTTGAACTCGGCCATTTCGTCGAACTTGCGGTCCCCCCGTTCGAGCCTGTCGATAACGGCCTTCATCGAGGCCGGATCAGGTGTATCGTGCATGACGAGCCTTGGCCCCCGTTTCAAAGTCAGATATCACCCTGAAATGCCTCTGCTTATGCTCATCCGACAATTCCTCGGCCTTATCCCAAAGCCCGCGCATATTTGCTCTCACGGCATCGCACGCTGCACAGAAACGCAGCCGTGCGAAGATTGCTACAAGGACGAGGCTTGGTGAGGGCGCAGTAGGCCGCATCAAGCCTGCGCCTGAAGGGCAATAATCTTCATATCAAACTGCGGTGCCAAATGGGGTTCCGAATAGGTGACCCCGCTGATGGTTGTAGTGTTTCGAGTGCTATCAGTGATAGGTCCCCCAGCGGAAGTGCCAAACGTGGAAATGCTGGACTTGTAGTCACAGCCATACCGAACGACAGGATTGGTCGTCACGGTGCGATCGAGGGTGATTACGACTTCATCACCGCTGGTACTGATTGCAAAGCTCGTCAGTGCAAGCGTACCGGTGTCATCGGTGACCTTGAATCCCATGTCCGTGAATGTCCCGAGCAGTGCGGTATTCAGAATAAGTGGGAACTTGGGAGCCCGGAACTTCACGCGCAGCGTTGCACCGCGAGCGAAAGCAGAGATCGGCCAGATGCAGTCCGGCTTGTTGCCATCGACAAGCAGTTGCTTGCCTGCCCGGCCATAGCGCCGGCCCATCCGAAGCTGCGACACGTTCGTTTCATGCAGCGTGTCGGCCGTGGTCTGGAGATGGTGAGTCGGCCCGACGAAATGAATTCGGGCGGGGTTGGTGTTGCATGCGTCGTACTGCGCCAAGACGATCTCGCCATATGCGGCAATGGTGGCGCCGCTGCCTGACTGGTTGAACAGCATGTGTACCGGCGCGGTCTGTGCGGCAAAGCCTCCCGCGGTAAGGATCGGGTTAATTCCGGCGAGAATGTCTGCGGAGATATCTGCCTGCAACTGAACCATGGCTGCCGCGTAGGCAGCCCGCGTCGTTCCAGCACCAGCGTCGTTCACGCCAAGGCGAAGTGGGACGGCGAGGCAGCGATAGTTTTTGCCGGCCGCAACTGCCCGCGCAGCCGCTTCCTTCGCGTGGTCAATCAGATTGTTATACCACGACGCGCCCTTCTGGAGCTGGGACATGCGATAGCCGCCATGACCCGTAACAGACCCGAAAACGATTAGTTGAGAGGGCAAAATATCGTTCTCGATGGCAGCGCGCTCAACCATCGTCGACGCCATGCCGGTCATAATCGTTTCGCCATCGGTCGTATGGCCATCGGAGGCCGGAGCGCCAGTTGATGCGTCCTCTTCGATCAACGGTTTCGTGGTCGATGTTCCCGGAGTGGTGTTCACCGCGCCATAGGAGTTGCCCGGCTTCCCAGACCTCACGCCGCTGCCAAAGGTTAGGTTGTAATACGGCTGCGTGTTCGAGAGCGCTGGTTTCGCGTAGTCCGCCATAGCCAAGCTTTCGCCGTAGGGGTGGATGCCAATCCACCCGGCCGAGCCGAGCAACGCATGCTTGTCGCCGGCAGCGAGCGGGATTGGCGCGCTGCCACCATAGTTTCCCTCTGCCACCTGCGCTTGCAGGGCACCGATCTGGGCCTGGGCTACGGCGAGCTTCGCATTCACATCGGCAAACGATGCATCCACAATAGCCGCAGTGACCGACTGGCCCGGCACTCGGTAATTATAACGGATTTGGAAAAGGAAATTATTACGCGCCGTCCCACCCGTCACCGGGCCGGTCAACGTATCTGTTCCACCGAGGAACCGATAGGAACTGTCCATCGATCCCGTCACGTAAGCGACAATTGCGGTAGCACTGTAGAAGCAAAGATACTCGCCAGCCGCAACGGAAAGGTTGATCGGGATATTGACTTGTCCGAACGCCGCGACCGGTGCCGAAACGATCCCAGTTCGAGTGAAGTTTCCGCCGGACAGGGACCACGTTGAAAAGTAAAGCGTCCCCGTGCCTACCGCGAAAATATCAACGCTCGTAATAGTCGTTGCGACCGGTAATGGGCTGTATGCAAGATAATTGTTCGATGCCGCCCCAGTCCCGGTAACAAGCGCGGCGCCGATCGGTCGGCCTAGGGCCGCCGCGTTAGTACCTTGCAAGAGAGAGACGCCAGCAGCCGCGGTCTTTGCATTAGCCGTGGTTGTCGTGAATTCGGGAAGGGTGACGGACATCGCGCAGATGAATTGAACCTCGAGTCGAATGTTCGAGCTGCTAACGGCGGTAGCGGTGCCGCTCACTGGAAGGTCTGCCGTGAACTGGTAAAGCGGTGCCTCGGTCGGGTTGGACGTGAAGCCAAGAACACCATTGGCGTAGATGGCCAGAAATTCGCCGGGATTGACCGGAAAATAGCCGAAATCAGCAGATGTCAGGGTTTTCAACCCCGCTGATGCAATTACGATCGAGCTGGAAATGCCGAGCCGCGTCCCGCCTGTTGCTGCCGTGTACCGCGCGATCTGTACAGTTCCAGCACCCCTGGCATACAGTTTGATCTGCCGCAGATTATTCGCCTGCCCGACTGCAGTCCCGATGACATAGGCGAAGTTGCCCGCTGTCGAACCATTTATGGGATCATTGGCACGGCCAATCGATGGAGCGTCCGCGTTCAAAGATGATGCGGCTGAAGTAGCAAGAGCGGCCGCGCCTTCAGCGCGGCCAGCCTGGCTGACCGCCTCATCTTTGGCAGCCTCAATTGTTTCAAGTTCATCTTCAGAAAGTCCCGGCCCGCGAAGTCCGGCGACGGTGACGGTCAGCTGCTTGGTCAGGTAGCTCATGTGTAGTCGACTCCGGCCGCGAGGACGAATTCGCCGGTGAGCAGGCTGTCCTGCATGCCATCGGCGTAGGTGATCTTGATTTCGTAAGCGAAGGTTTGGGAATCGCCCGGATCGGGCTGGTTGAGGCCCGGCATGGCGGCCAGCACGTCCTTCGCGATGACGGGATTGATGACCAGGCGCCGCCACCCGTCTTCGGAAGGATGGACACCGTCCGCGAATGTCATCGCGGCATCGGCGGCGACCGGATCGCCTGCCGCACCGGGATAGAGCCGCACCTGCATGGAGATGACGGCGCCGGCCAGCGGCAAATCCGCGCCGGGATAGTCCACGTTGATAGTCGGCGCGAACTCGATGTTCCGCGCCGCATTGAGCTGCTGAATGGGCATTTGCCTACCTCGTGAGGGAAAGGGGCGGCCGGATCAGGCCACGGTCCCGGTCGCTGGAGCCGAGATTGAAAGCTGATTGCCATCGCCGTCGAAGATGCGAACCCACCACCAGTAGGTTCCGGGCGTAAGCGCTGCGTCTTCGAAGGTCTTCGCCTCGAACAGGCCGCCGGTCTGCGGGGGCGACACGGCCGCGCTGGCCGCTTCGTCATCGCTGGTGCCGCGATAGACAACAGCCGTGGCCCACCCCGTGATTTCCGGCATCTGCCACGAAACGACCGGCGGGTTGATTGCGGTGCTGGCTGTCACGCCCGTGGCCGTGGGGACGGCCGGGGTGTAATCGAAGCCGATGCCGGTGAAGACGAGGCGATGCTCCGAATAGTAGCTGACAGCCACGTCATAGGTACGGGAAACGGAAAGCCCCATCAGCTCGAAGCTGGTTGCCGAAACCGGAAGCTGCGCGGCCTGCATCCACGTGGTCGTTCCGCTCTCCCGATATTCGATCAGGACCGAGGATGCGCCGGCATCGTCAACGGCGCCGGAAAGCTCGATCGTCCCGGTAGGCACGCCGCCCAGGTATTCGACATGGGTGGAATAGGTCCACTCGGTCGCATCCGGTGCGGCGGCCTCGGGAACCGGGTTCTTGTCCGTCGTGGGAGCGGCCACGCCCGTTAGGCCCAGCGCCCAGACGTGCTTGCCCGGCGTCTCTTGCCGCAAGGTAAGCACCACGCTGGCGGTGTCCGGATCAAGCTGCCGCCGCAGCACGATCACGTCCTTGCCGGCCATATAGCCGAACTCGGGCGTGTTCTCGATCGAGAGGCAGTCCCCCGCCTTGTAGCCGAGCCAGCGCAGCTTCAGGGGGAACACGATGGGTCCCGCCTCGCGCGCGTTGGCAATGTCATACCCGGCGATCTGCGCAGCCTGGTCGGGCCGCTGCCCGGCATAGCACTGCACCATAGGGTACGTGATTTCCTTCGTCCGCTCGATCCCGCCATCCTGCGCCAGGTAGCTGGAATTGCGCACGACGCCGGCGGGGACCTGCGCGAACTGATGATCCTCGCTGCGATAGGTCGGGATGATGCCGTTGATCCGGTCGCGCCGGGTCTGCGTCGTCGTGACGGAGGCATTGCCGATCAGGTCGTTGCGCGTGATGGTGCCGATGGGCACGCGCGGCGTGTTGATCATGGCGGACAAGGTCGCGCCGTGCCGCACCGGTTCCCCGCCGCCGGCCTGGCACAGGGATTTCAGGACGTCCCACTTGGTGTCGGTTGACTGGGTGCGCCCACCGGAAAGCCAGCCATTGGCGTCGGCGATGTTCGCCGCCTCCACGAATGAAGCGATGTCGATCGAGGTGATCGGCATGCCCACTCCGCCCACGCGGATCTCGTTCACGCCCTGGAACCAGCCCAGCGCGAATGTCAGCGCCTGAATCCATCCGTTGCGGCTGAAGGCCCATGTCGAAGCGTCGTTGGCGCGCTGCGTGCCCGAGCCGCCGGGATATGTGCTGTCCTGGCGAGGGTCGTAGCATTTCACGCCGCGCACCCGCCACTGGATCGTCGGCACCTGCGTGAACGTATGGCTGCCTTTGCCGTCGAAGACGAAGACATTCATGGCTGCCGCATAGCCGGACATCTTGCTGGCGGCGTTCCAACCGGGAAGCGAGGTCCACGGCCCGGTCGGGATCAGCGCCGCGGCTTCCGGGCAAGCACCCAGCTGCGTGCGCTGGTAAACCCAGTCGTTCAGATCGCCCACGGCGTTGTAGCCGAGGAAGGTGGTGGCGGTGTCATCGACAAGCGTCTGGTCGATCGCGGTGATCGGGCCGCACCCTGAAATGACCGAGCACAGGAACTGGTACTTGTTCTTCTTGCCCCCGGTCTTGCGGTACACCACCGACCCGCCGACCAGCGTATCCCCGAACACGATGGGTATCGGCCCGTTGGGATCGCTCTGCCATTCGGTCTGCCCGCCCTGAATGGCCGGCGGCTTTGCCATCAGGGCAGAAGCGAGGCTGGAAGCAACGCTCACGGCCGTCGCGATCATGGCGGCGGTGCTGGCGCTGACGGCCAGACCGGCGCCCAACAGCGAAGTGCCCCCGGTTGGAATCGCTGCGGCAATGGCCACCACCATCGCGGCAATGCGCAGAGCCTTTGCCATCAGGTCCGCCAGGCCGCGATCGGCGGCGTTGTGGGCTGGATCACGGCGGCGCTGTCCACATCTTCATGAAAGGCAAGGATGCGTCCGTTGCCAAGGCAGATGCCGAACGCGCCGAACGGCGGTTCACCATCGATTTCAACAATGTCGCCGATGATCGCGCCCGCCGGCGGGATGCGCGGTACGCCCCAGCTGTCGATGCAGGCCGCGCCGGTGCCGCCGTGCCGGGCAAGGAAGCGCTTCAGCGCCAGCGCCGACTTCCATGTGCCACCGGTGCGGATCTTCCAGCCCATAGCCTTCAGGTGGCTGATCACCAGCAGGCCGCAATCACACGAACCGAAGGCGAACGGCTTGCCCGCGAACCTCTCCAGCGTGGCCGCGGTGATATCCCTGCGCTCTGCAAGGTTCATGAAACGATTGTCCTCCAGGCGCTGACGACGGTGTATCCGACCGAGCGCGTCGGGGCATTCGCGCCCCAGTAGATGGTGTCCCGGATGCCAGTGACGTGGTTGAAGCCGGTTTCCCCGGGCCAGGCCTGCTGGTGGAAGCTCGGCGCGAGGCGCAGGCCCTCGTCGTCGAAGAACAGGCGCTCCATGCCTCCCACGCAGTCAAGGCTTACCTGCAGCATGTTCTTGCCGAACTCGTGCTTGGTCACGTCCACTTCGCCGTCGAACAGCAGGAACGGCTCCCCGATCACCGCGCCGGTCGCATCATTGCGCGCGCCGACGTGGATTTGCACGGACTCGCCCTGCATGTCCGGCCCGGACAACGTCAGGACGGCCGCGTCCGATGCGGGATTGAGGGCGATCGACAGCCCGGGCGCTTCATCGCCGCTGCCATCCTCGAAGCTGTCCATGCCAGCCCACGAACCGTATGTTTCGTCCTCGCCGGAATAGAGGTTGCCGCCGACGAGCAACTGGGCCGACCCGTCGAGCAGGCGCAGGGTTTTCCCATCTACGGACAGCGTCAAAGCATTGAACACGGTAACGTTGTCGTTCGTCAGTTCCGCATCGAGCGCGGGCGATAAGGCAGTCATGCTCGCTCCGTAATTGTGAATTTGAGACCGACTGTGCGGGCCAGCTCCAGAGTCCAAGAGCGCTCGCTACCATCGAGCCATCCCTCGACGACGGGAGCAGCGAGGTTCACGGCCTCTCCCCCCGCAAGGTGCGTCCGCATGGGCGTGGTGAGCGGGACGGAACCAGTGCCAGCCCCGTCCAGCATCACGTTGTCGGCCGCGAAATAGAGATAGCTTCGGGAGGAGACAGTCAGGTTCAGTGCCTGTCCTGCGCGGATGGCATAACGCGGCGTTGCGCCGGTTACCGCAAGAGTGGTGCCACCGGTATGGATGCCAGCCACAACAGGCGCGCCGGGCGCACCGACAGAAAATTCAACCTGCGGATAGAGAACGCGTCCACCAAGGCGCTGGGCCTGCTGGAGCAAGGCAATCGCTCTCCGCCCCTCTGATTCGACCAGCATCGCCGGCGTGCTGAACTCGATCGAGAAGCGGGAACCAAGACGGCCGACGCGCTGCGTGATGCCGCCAAGCGTTGGCTCGTGCATGGCCCCCCAATCCAGCAGGGTAACCGTAGCGCCACTGCACTCCAGGCTTGAAAGGTCGATCATCGGCCCAGCTTCCTGGTGGTGCGCCGCGCATCTCGCTGACGACCGGCGGTCACGGCGCTATTCGCGTTACTGGTCGAGACATCATTCACGGTCGACCAGAACTCGTCGTTCGTCATGACGCCGCTCATGTGGATGATCGTCTGCGAGGCGGCGCGGCCGCCCATCATCGTCTTGGTATCGGCGTTCTTGTAGACACGCTCGCCGCCGCTGAAATTGACCAGTTCCGGCCCGCGCTCGCCTACCAGGGCGAGCCCGCGGGCTGCATTGCTGGTACCCGTCGCGTAGGCGTTCAGGCTCAGCGGCGCCCCGGCAGCGACCCAGTCGTTCGTTTCCATGGCGAGCCCGCCGAGAAACGACGAACCGCTGACGCCATTGATCGAAGTGCCGCCGCCGAACAGGCTGCCAAGCCCGCCCAGCGCGTTCGACAATGAACCGACGATCGCCTTCTGAAGCTGGATGCGGACAAGATCGGCGATGATCTGCTGGGCGACGTTCTTGAAAACGTCACCCAGCTTTTGCGTGCCTGAGATCGCTTTCGAGATCCCGTCCACAAGGCCGTCCATCGCGTCGACCTGAACGTTTTCCATCGCGTCATTGATGTTGGAGACAGAAGACTGAAGATCGTAGCGATAGCGCTCAACCGGCGACATGTTCTGGACCGACTGACGCTGCCGTTCGGCCGCCTGCTGGGTTGCCAACTGGGCCCGGGCCGTGTCAGCGTCTGCAATACGGCCGTTGGCGATGTCCTGCTCCAGTAAATTACGCTGGATCTTCTGCTGCAATGCCAGAGATTCCGCCTCAAGCCGCGCCCGTTCGCGCGTGTTCGGCTCGATGTCGGCCATGGCATCTAGCGTGCCGGCTTGGCGGGCCAGCATGTCGTTTGCCAACTGCGCCTGTTCGTCGGCGATCTCCTGCTGCAGCTTCTTGTCATAGAGACCGGGACTGACCACGATCTCGCCTTCCGACGAATCCGGTCCATACAGCCGGGCAATGGCATCAAGTCGCGCCTTCTTTTGCGCGTCGGTCAGCGTCTTGTCGGACTTGATCTCCTCGATCCGCTGCGCCTTTTCCATGTCGAGCAGCTGCTGCGAAAGGTCGGCTCGCTCCTCGGCGCTGGTGGCGATCTCCTGCCGCGCGCGAAGCTCTTCCATCGCAAGGCTGTCCAGCTCGCGCTGCTGCTCCTCGGCAGTTGCCATCGTTGGCTTGCTGGCCTTGGCGCCCTTCGACTTGTCCGGTTTGACGGCAGACGTGAAGATCGGAGCTTCCGGCGCGTCGATGGCCTTCTGCACCTTCTCCAGGGATGCCGTGAGGCTGGCCACGGTATCTTGCGCCGCCTTCAGGTTCTCGTTCGCCTTGTTGGCGGTCGCATCGCCTCGCATGCGCATTATGCCGCTAGTCAGCCCCGGGGCAGTGCCGCCAGCGCTCGCTGCGGCAGAAGCTTGGGCGGCCTGGTATGATTGCGCGCGGATCAGTTCGGCCTGCGCAAGCTTTACAGATGCGCGCGCGGATTCGAGCTTCTTCTTGATGTTTTCAGCTTCGGCTTTCGCCAGTTTCAGCGCTTCCTCACGGGCTTTCCCATGCGCTGACGCAAGATCGGTGGCGGCCTTTTCCGCCTTCTTCGAAGCTTCCGTCGCAGCTGCCAGCGCCGCTGAATATGCCTTGTCCGCCTTGGATGCACTGACGACAGCGGCGATGACGACGCCCAGTGCCACACCGATAGCTGCAAGAGCGATGCCCCACGGCCCGATGAAAGTAACCAGCGTAGCTATCGCCGCGCGCAGCGCTGCAAGGCCCACGGTAAGGGCGCCGGAAACGGTCCCCACAGACGCCATGGAGGCACCGATCGACCCCAGCGCCGCAAACAGCGTCGAACCGCTGGAAATGATGGTGCCAAACACCACCAGCAGCGGACCTGCCGCCAGCACAACGGCCCCGATGGCGACACCAATCTGCTGCAATCCCGGCGGAAGCTCGGAAAACCAGTCGACCAGCCCGGCAAAGGCATCCACCATCGCCGTGACCACGTCGACGATGCCGGTGTTCGCGATAGCCACTTTCAGCTTGGTGAAGGCGTTCGCCAGTGCGGTCTGCGCCTCGGTGTACTTCTCCAGGCTCGCCGCATCATCTTCGGAAATCACCGCAGCATTCGCGCCGATTTCCTTCATGGCCTTGCCGTTGTCGCGCAGGATCGGGATCAGCGCGGATCCTTCGTCGGCGATGCTCTCCATATAGAAGACCATCTGCTGCTGCGGCACGCCGGCTTTCACCAGGCTGTCATAGTAGAGCTGCAAGGCCTGCGAACCCGAAAGGTCGCGGAACATGTCGATCGTCACGCCAACCTTGGGCGCAACGTTCTGGAAGAAGTCCGCCAGCTCGCCCCCACCGTTGGCAGCGAAGTCACCCAGCTTTTCTCGCGTATCCTTCAGGATATCGCCGAACTTCTCGTAATCGACGCCGATGGACTTTGCAGATGCCGCGCCGCGCTGGAAAGCTTCGAACGTTTCGCCGGCAACCTGCGCGGCCGCCTTCAGGCCCTTTGCATCATCGGCCAATGCTACCAGTGCAGCGAACGGCGCGGTGAAGCTGAGAGACAGCTTCTCGCCGATTCCCTTCATCTTCTGGCCGAGCTTGTCGATGTTCTTTGCCGACTGCGCCAGGCGCTTCTCAGCAACGTCCGCGCCCTGTTCGAACGCGGCAGTATCCATGGTCAGGTTGACTGCAAGGCGTGCGATCACGTCACCCAGTGCCATCGGCCTGCTTCTCCTGATTGCGTTTCATGTTGCGGAACATCGCCCGGACCTTGCTGGACCCGGCGGCGCGCTTCTGTTCACGGGTGGGCTCGGGCGTCAGCAGCTTGGCGAGCGGTTTCAGCCGCTTGGTGCGGGCAAACGACTCTGCATGCCAACCGATCGAAAGGGCGTGATCGCCTGAACCCTTGAGCCGGGCTCCGACGATCAGCAGGAAGTTGCGGGGCGTCACCCGCCAGAAGCCGTCCGGGTCGAGCTGCGCTTCGCACCATTGGCGCCAGAGGTCCTCCCAGGTCGGGGAGCGACCGCCGCCTTTCCCCCCGCACTCGCCTTCGCAGGCGGGGGCATGGACTGGTCAAGCGCCTTGGTCAGGGCCTCGGTGATGGCGAGGGTGTCGCCTTTCAGCATTTCCGACACATCCTTCAGGCTCACGCCGGGATGATGCGCCTGAAGCGCCCCGAAAAGCATGGCGCGCGTCGCGCCCATGAAGCCGGCACTGGCATCGGCAGCCATCACGTGCATGGGTTTCCGGTAGACGCCCTCCGCCTCGATCAGGGCATCCATATCGAATACGAGGGTGAACTCCCGCTTATCCGACAGGATCAGCGGGACCTCGCCTTTCAGAAGGTTTGCCATCAGGGTGCCGGGGCCTCGTATTCCTCGACATCGGCGACCGTCACGACGCGGAAGGTCGCGGTGGCCTCCGTGACGCCATCGGCGCTCAAGGTGCCCCGGACATAGCCGATGCACTTGGCGGTGCCGGTGATCTGGGCGACAGGAAGGCCATTCTCCGGCAGCACGGCCTTGAACGGGCGAATGTCACCCGTCTTGTTCGCCGAAGCCAGCAGGGTGTCGGTATCCGACAGCGGGCGGCTGTTGAGCGTAACTTCGAAGTCCGAATCCTCATAGAAGGTGCTCAGGTACTCGCGCCGCCAGTTCGGCGACTTGAGGTGCGTCTTTTCCGCCTGTTCCCGCGCGCCTTCGCCAGGAATGTCGAAGCCGGTGACCTGCTCGCATTCCTTCAGGGTCGCGGGGTTGCCAAGGTGGAACTCGCCGCCGTAGCCAACGGCGGCGTCCTGCGTTTCGGCCATTTCGATTTCTCCGGGACCTATACAGAACTATGCCAGACGAGCAGGTCCAAGCTCATCCGGTGAACGAAACCGGCCGCAGTGTCCTCGCCGAGGTCCTGCGGCCCTTCAGCTTTGGTGTGGCCAAACTTGATGCCGTCGACCGTGGCCGGAGCGGCTAGGAGTGGAACGAGAGCGTCCGACATGGCCTTTGCCTCGGCGTAACTCTCGGCCTTGCAATCGGCCTGAACACGGGTTGTCCGCCCGCCGTTGTAGCCCTTGAGATGGCCGGGTCGCGGATCACTGACTGCGAAAAGCTGGAGATATGGCAGCGCCGTGCCCTGCGGAACCTTCCGGCCCCAGATCACGCGCGGAACGATGCCCGCGCCCAGGATACGGGCGCGCAGGGCTTTTTGCATATCCGCCATGATCAGAGCCTATTCCGTGCTGCGCGCTTCGCGATCCGGACTTTCGCCTTGTCTATCTGTGCCGTCAGTTCCTCCCTAACTGCCTCGATCACGCGGGGACCTTCCTCGTCGGCGGTGGGCCGGGCATATGGGTGCGCCGGCATCTTTTCCGTGCCGAATTCCTGCCATGCTGGGTTACCGCCTTCCTGCGATGCGGTGCTTGGGCCGGTATTGACCGAGACGCCCGACGATCGTTCGAAACGGTTGCGAGACTGACGCTTGGCCTTCACGACCTGCGTTTTCATGCCCTTCGCCAGCTCTTCAGTGTTCTTCGGAGCCTTGCGCGCCATGCCCTCGCGGACCGGCTCCATGACCTTCTTCGCGGTGCGCAGCAGAACGGCGCGCGCGGTAGCCTTTGGCAACTCCTCGGCAAGCGCGCGCTCCAGCTCGCGAAAGCCCGTAACCTTGAGCTTGATCGTCATGACGCGGCCGCCGTCACGACGAACTCGAGTTCACCCCGGTTCACCGGTACGCCCGGCGCGGCGATATCGAAGATCATGCCGTTCCACGCGAACCGATCCTGTGCGCGAAGGCTCCGCGTGCTGCTGTTGTCCAGCACCTGGATGGTCGCAGCCTGCTGGGCCTGCATCTGCGCGGCCTCACGGCGCTCGGATCGTCGCCCCCAGATGATGCGCGCCCACTCCCGGCCAAACTCGGGCCAAATCATCGGCTGATCTTCGCCGTAATCGTCCTCGGTTGCAGTGTACCGCTGGAGCGTCACCAGCTTGTCGCGAGGTCCAGCCGTCATCAGGTGAATACCCGATAGAGCGAGAGTAGCCGCGCTGGCGCGGTACTCATGGGTATCGCCGCTGCACTGGCGCCAATGGCCACTGTTTCGCGGTTCGCGTAGAGGTCTCCGACCATCATAAGAATGGCGGCTCGGATCGGTGCGGGCGGCTCTGCGTAGCCAGTTCGATATTGGACTGTCGCGGCCTCGTCGCGGAGTGAGCCACCTTCCCAAAGGGAAGGACGACCCGGCCGGCGCAGTGTGTCTCCTGCCAGTTCGAAATCCGCCAAGTCAGCGTCTTGCTCGGTCTCGTCATAATCGCGATACCGAACGCCGACCAGTTCAACCACTGGACCGAAAGGAAGGCGAATCTCATTCGCGTTGCCTTCGAAGATCAAGCTGAACCTTGCTTCCAGCACTTGCTCGCCGATAGAACGGCCAAGCCAGCCGGCCGGACCATCGATGTGGGCCGTTGCGGCAGTGACGTAGGCTTCGATGAGAGCGTCTTCGTCGTTATGCCGCACGCGCAGGTGTGATTTCGCCTCATCAAGGGTAACCACCGGTGCGGGGGGCGTAACGACGACGACGCGCATGTTCAGGCCTGGTCGCTCTGCTTGTCGGCCGCCTTTGCTACCGATTTGTTCCGCGGCTTCGGCGCGGGCTTGCTGGTAATCGGCTCCGGTTCGTTCTTTCCTTCCGCCACGGCCTCGCTGTCCTTGTCATCGTCGGGATGCGCTTCGTCGCTGACGATCTCGACGAGTCCCGAGGCGAAAAGCGCGGCCGCTCGGGCGCGCGTGACGGTGTGCTTGCTGTCTGCAAAGACGTTCTTGTCTACGTCCGTACCCTCTTCGCCGCAGTAGTCGCGAAGCACCTTGATGACTGCCATTGGGTTCTCCTGTTCGGTACCGAAGGGAGGCTGGCGCAGGCGCAACCTACGCGGCGTCGCACGCGCCAGCCGCCGTTCGGGCGGGATCACTCCCGCCCTCCCGAGTTAAGTGACGTTGCCGAAATCGCCGTACACGAGGGCTTCGGGGCGGTAGACCGCCAGACCGAGGCGCTCTTCCGCGAGGATGGTCACGAGGTTGCGAACGAAGTTGTCGCGGTCATCGGTGCTGAGTGCCACGCTTGCATCCTCACGGTCGAAAACCTGCGCGGCGAGCTTGAACGCCCCGGTCAGGAACTTGTCGACCGTCATCGCCGGCGTTTCCACGACCGGCAGCCGCCAGAGGCGAGGCGCAGCGCCATCGGCCGGGTCACCGATGATGTAGCCTCCGATGGTATCCTTCATGGTCTCGATGCGGGCCCAATCGATGGGATTGAGCACATGGCCAGTGGCCGGATACTCGGCGAGTACCGCCTGCAGCATGGCGTAGCGAAGCATGTCGATCATGGTCGCGTCAGCGGGGACCGTGAGCGGCGGGCTATAGGCAACTGCCTGGGGGATCATCCCGAGCAGATTGCTGCCGGTACCGTCGCCCTTGAGCAGCTGAAGCTCTTCGGCATAGGCAAGGCCATACCGCAGGCGGCCATCCACATAGCTTTCGAGCATGGGAGCATCGGCCAGGATCTGCTTGGATGCCTGGACCCAATGCGCGATCGTCGCCACCGGCTTGGTGAGCAGGTCGAACTTGATATCCGACTGCGGCTTGAGGATGCCTTCGGCGACGGTCGCGGCGGCGTTTACGAAGCCCGTCTCCTGGACGAACTGAATCGAGTTCGACGAAGTGCGGCCGGGCGTAAGCAGATCCCGTACGGTCATGCGACGCTCGGGCGGAGCCACGATGCCGTCCTGTCGGTCCGGAATGATGAGGTCGCCGGCGGACCCGTTGGCGTCGGTGGTGAGGCTGGTAATCAGCGCCTTGGTGCCGAACTGGACAGACCCCTTGGAGGGCGCTCGTTCCATGAACGACTTCACGTCTTCGGCCTCGGTGAACAAGCGGCCAACCGACTTGCGCTCGCTTTCGCCCTCACCGCCACCGCGGCGAGCCAGCTTCTGCTCGATTTCGGTCATCGTCGCAGAGAGTTCGTTGAACTTAACGAGAGCCTCGTCGGCGCTCTGCTTTGCGGCGGTCGAGAGCTGTTCTCCCTTTTCGAAGCGGCCCTTGGCGTCTTCGGCGAACTCTTTGACCTTGTCGGTTGCGGCCTTCAGCTCACGCGAGAGCTGCTTGACGTCGATGTCGTCGCCTTCGCCCTTGCGGCCGAACTCCGGCGGACGATACTCGGGCGAGACGATGCCGCCCATGGCAAGTGCGCCGCACTCGAGGCGGCCAGGATGGCGGGATGCTTCATTTTCGTTCCTTCAGAGCTTGGGCAGGTCAAAGCCTGCGATGGCGTCGGAAATGGATTTGATGTCGCCGGCGCCCACGGACTCACTCCGGAGCAGATGATCCAGGCCATGGCTGGCGATTGCCGCAGCCTGAGTCTTCGAGAAGGGGAAAGCCTCGCGCAGTGCCTTCTCAAATTCGGGTTTGGTGGGAAGCTGGCCCCGCTCGAGCTTGAATTTCACGGCCTCGACGCGCGCGTCATCCTTCGCGGGGAAAGTCACCAGGCTGACCTCGACGAGATCCAGCTTGTGGAGCGTGCGTATGCCAGTCTTTTCGTCGTAGGTGGACTGGCGCACCCAGTAGCCGATCGACAGGCCCGTAACGGCACCCGCTTTCAGCAAGGCATGCGCTTCACGTGCCTGGGCGACGTCATCCTTCAGCAAGCGGCCCTTGACCTTGAGGCCGTGGCCGTCTTCCTCGAGGAAGTCGTAAACGCCGATGGGCTCGGCAGTGCGGTGCTGCCAGAGGACTGGCACAATCCGGTTTTTCGCCTTCAGCTCGCCGAGACTTTCAAGGAACGCGCCCTTGGCAACAATCTCGCCGTAGCTGTCGGGATCGCCGCCGAACACTGATCCGTAGCCCTCGAACGAACCATCGTCGGCCACGTCGCCGGCCTTGATCGATAAGCTGAAGTCACGGACCTTCAGCTGACCATGCTTGTGGTGCATCAGCATCACGCGTTTTCCTTCTGCTTCAAAGCGGGCAATCCTTCGGGGAACAGCCAGTCCATCATCGACCGGCGAGCTGCTTCGCTACCGGTGCTCGTGATTTCACCCAGCTTCCCGGCGGGGATCATGTTGGACTGAATCGTCAGATCATCGCCGCCGGGCAGCGGCGGCAGGTTCTCGAGGCGGCGGACCTCATTGCGGGTCATGATCCCGTTCTGCACGAGCTGGGAGTAGAAAGAGGCGCGCGCGGCGCTATCGGCGCGCAGCAATCCTTCAATGTTGATTTCGACGGTGATCGTGAGGCGCTCGGCTGGCGTCAGCAACTGCTTCATGATCGCCTGCTCGATCCGCTTCAGGCGCTCGCGCAGGCCAAACATCAGCCAGCCAAGCGTCTGCTGCTCGATGCTGCTGCCCAGCTGAGTATTCCCGGCGGTGTGGCCGATCAGGTGGGGCGGAACTCCGAACCACCGGCAGCCATCCTCAACCGAGAACTGGCGGCTCTCGATCATCTGGGCATCGCCCGCCTTCATCTCGATGGCCTGCCAGGTCAGGCCGGCCTCAAGCACCAACGGTCGACCGTTGTTCTCCCCGGCGAACGGCTCGACGACGTACTTGTAAAGGTCCTCTCGCTGCTCCCTCTTCAGCGTGGCGTTGTCCTTGGTGGTCAGCACGCCGGATGGGCGCAGGCCGTTTTTGTAAATCTGGGCCGCCGCCTCGTCTGTGGCCATCGCCAACCCGAACGAGTGCCGGCCAAATGCCAGCGTCGAGAGGCCACCAAGCGGCGAGCCGCCAAAGCCACGGACGTGGAACATCTCGTCTTGTCCGACGTCGAACGCCTGGCCGCCATCCGTGAAACGATACCTGATCGGGCCGTCGATGGTCCTTCGTGCCTGAACCGCTTCCGGCCGGAGCGGGGTTAACGCGACAATCTTCCCGCCGCGCCCGCGGGTGATGCGGGCGAATGCGTCTCCCCAAAGCTCGAGACTGACGCACATAAATTGCCAGAAATCGAGTGCGGTCTGATCCGCGTTCGGACTGTCATGGAGTAGCGCGTAGAGCGGATGGGCCTTGTAAACCGCGCGGCTGTCGCCCGCGCCATCCTGATAAACCATGAACGGCAGCGACGAGATGGTGCCCGACACCAGTCGCACGCATGCCCAGACAGTCGATAGGGTCAGCGCGTTGGTCGCGGTAACGGATTTTCCGGCGTATGAAGGGGCGCCGAACACGCTTTTCCACGCCGAGGGCGCAAGCAGAGACAGCGCGGTCCGAAGTCCACGCATCATTTTGCGGCCGAATCCCCGGCCGATGGTGAAGTTCATGCTGCCCTGGCCTTCATCGCCGAAAGGTAGTCATCCATGCCGCCACCTGATCCTTCCGGGTTGCGGGTCATCAGCATGACCGCGTTGAACGATGCGACGAGGGGGTCGATTTTTGCCTTGCCGGCGACTTGCTTCGTGATGAGCACCGCATTGCCCCGCTGTTCGGACTTCGCGTTGCCTGCGCACCAGGTCATGAGCGCTTGGCCTGCATGGAGCATTGTGCCGTCCTTGAGCTTGCGCTCGGTGCCCCAGACCGCGCCGGAAAGCCTGAACCCCTGGCTCACCGCCAGCATCTGTTCAGCGGTAAAACCTCTACCGGCCAGCTCGTCGACAAGCGCCGTGATTCCCTGAGGATCGAGCCCGATAGCCGCCTGCTCCGGGAACAATCCAGCGTCGCGGACTTGGACGAGAATATCGGCGACTTCCACAAGGTCTTGCGTGGGGCTGGTGCATTTCACCAACGTCCCTTCGGCGATGAACTCGTTGAGCTTGGTGACAATGTCCTTGCGGCGCTCGAATACGTCCAGTTGAGCCCACGCCCGGCACCACAGGAGCCATTGCTTCGTCTCGCGGTGCCTTCCCAGCAAGGCCAGTCCGAGAAGATCGTCGAGCCCGCCGCCGTCGCCGCCTGCAACGATGACCTCGCAAATCTGAAGCATGTGCCCCAGCGTCCCGTCCCAGAGGTCCTTCGGCGCGATTGAACCGAGCCAGTATGTGGCGCCGATCCAGGCATCGTGTCTGAGGCCAACTCCGATCTCGACATTCAGGTGCTTTGCGTAAAAAACTTGCTTGGTGCCGTCTTCGGCGTTCTCGACTTGCCTAAACTCGCTGACCAGCCACTTCTGGCTGACCGAGCGCCCCAGATTCGGGTTCGTGATGTAGAAATTGGCCGGGTCGAGATGCTCGTCCGCTGCAACCATCTCCTCGGGGAACTCGTAGAGCACCGCGAGGAATTCCGGATCTTCGACAATGCCGTCTCGCACGTCGCGCGCGTAAGTTAGCATGTCCTTGAACACGCCAGCGGGCGGAGCATCCGACTGCGTCGTCAGATAAAGCGTGTAGCCTTCTGGCCTCGACACTTGGCCGCCGGTGGCTTCCCGGAACATGCCGTCGGCATTGGCCTTCTTCCCGAACAACCACAGCTCGTCGATCAGAACGCGGCTGGCTTTCTTACCCGAGACGGTGGCGCTGTCAGCGGCGACGACCTTCAGGGTCGCCTTGGTGTTCCGGTTGGTGATGAGCCGAACATGTTCTTGGATGTGAAGCAGCGCGTCCAGCTCTTCATCGTTTCGGATCATGTCGCAGGCAGGCTTGAAGCTGTTGCCGGCGACTTCGATCGTAGGGGCAAGGATCAGGTTTTCGTCGGACGGCCGCCACCCGGCGATGAGCTCGGTGAGCATAATGCCCGCCGCGATCGTCGACTTCGTGTTCTTCTTCGAGACGAGGAGGAGGCCCTTGCGGATCTTCTGCTCACCCGTTTCCGGATCATAGGCTCCGAAAATGGCCGCTGCGAAGTCCAGAAGCCACTCGCCAGCCGTCTCGCCGATCGTGAAATGCTCGCCAGTTGCCGGGTTGATGCCCAAATCGACGATCTTGAGCGAGGTGAAAATCGCCATCTTGGCCTCGGCGGAGGCCGGAAACAGTGGCGAAAAGGGTATCAGAGACCTCCGTTCGCGGATCCGGCGCTTCCAATCGAGGCAAGCCGTGGACCATGTGGCCACTTATTTCACCGCTTTCAGCGTCGGCGGCCCCAGCGCGGCGAAGCGGCTACCGCCACCAATGGCCTTGGCTTTCTCCTGCTGGGCAGCCTTCTTGCCCTGGGGTGCCGACGCTTCGTTCAAGGTCTTCAGCGCAAGCGCCAAGGTTTTCATCGTGTTCGCCCGGCTGGGCAGGCTGAGCGCCTTCATCATGGCGGTCCGGCGACTGTCGTCCTGATCGTCTTCGGTGGCCGAAACGATCATGTCCTCGAGCTCGCCGCGGCGGCTGGTGACCGCGTCCAGTTCGTCGAGCATCCTGCCGACGAGGTTGCGGCCGTCGTCGGCAATGGCGGTGGGCTCGCGAGGATTTTCCGGGTCAGAAGGCGGTGGGGGTGGCGGCGCGAGCTCCGGTTCGCGGCGGTTCGCACTGCGAACTGTGCGCTCCCACCCTTCCGCTTTCGCCTTCTTTCTAATCGCTGTGTCCGAGATCTCGTATCGGTCAGCTATTTCCCGGATCGAACATTCACCAGCCAAGTATTCGCGCTCGATCGCTGGCCAGTTGATAGAAGAATTACGTTTCGCCATCGGGCGTTACCTCCGGCGAAAGTTCGCACCCCAGCTGCTCCACCAGGATTTTTTCTCTGCGTGAGAGAGGCGGCGGTCTGGAGGCCTACCGCTCTCTTGATTTTCGACCCGCCCCCCGGAGCGGGGCAGCCGGGGGCTCGCGGGCATTTTTCGGGGTTGCTGGTCAGGATCGGCGATGGGTCAGGTCGCGCAGCTCTTGGCGCTGCTTGCGGCTGTCGTGACAGGGCTTGCACAGGGTCCAGAGGTTTGCCTCGTCCCAGAACAGAGCCTCGTCGCCTCGGTGCGGCGTTTTGTGGTCGGCCACCAGTTGGGAGGTGTTTCCTTCGAGGCGTCCGCATCCGGGCCATTGGCAGGTGAAGGTGTCGCGGGCGAAGATGGAGAGGCGCAAAGCCTTCCATCTGGCTGTGTTGTACCACTTACGCCACGGTGAATAGACGCTGCGCTGTGCGCTATCGCTGCGCTCCATGGGCGGGAGCGATCCGAGGCCAGACTTCAATGCGGTAAGGCGAGAGCCGAGAGCCTTGAGCTTCATGACTGGAGGTTCTCCTGGACGCGGAAACCCGAGCAGGCATGGTGGCCGGTGGAGTTGAGAGCGAGGCCAGATGCAGCAACGCCCGCTCACCTTTCGGCTGCGGGCGCATGAAATTCCAACTGTATCCATTTGCCCTGTTTCCGTGCCCAGCACAACCGGTATTTAAATGTAGCTATGAGTAACATTTGTGTTGACCGCAATGTAGCTGTGCGTTACATATCCTCTCATGAAGCCGATCCGCTACGCCCGCTCAGCCCTCAAGACGCTCCGCTCGATGCCCGCTAATACGTCGGCTCGCATCGTGTCGAAGGTTGAGGCTTACGCCGCAGACCCGGCTTCGCAGGCGAACAACGTCAAGGCCCTCAAGGGAAGCGACGATATCCGCCTTCGTGTCGGCGACTGGCGCGTCATCATGAATGATGGTGTCGTGCTGACAGTGACGAAGATTGGCCCTCGTGGCAGCATTTACGAATGATGGAGGCTTACATGGGTGAGATGGTTACAATCCCGCTCGAGGAATATCAGGCGCTTCAGGAAGCGGCGGAGGACCTGGCGGACCTTCGCGCTTCCGAGCGGGTGAAGGCTGCTGTCGAACGTGGTGAAGACGAGTACGTTCCGGCCGAACTGGTAAAGCGCATCCTCGCTGGCGAAAGCCCGCTGCGCGTCTGGCGGGAGTATCGCGGGCTGACCCAACTCGCGCTATCTGCTGCCACGGGTGTGAACCGTGTTCAGATTGCCCAGATCGAAGGCGGCAAACGGATAGGTTCGGTCCAGACCCTCAAGAATCTGGCCGAACATCTGGGCGTCACGGTTGACGATCTGATCTGATCGCCTTCCGGGAGAGGTAGGGCGCTGCCGCGTCGATAAGCAGCCGGAGACCGGAGAAGAACTCGTCCCTGATGATTTGTCGATGCGTGCCGGACTTGGGAGCTAGTTTGACGATCGAGCGCGGCTTGCGCTTGCCTTTCCCGACGTCGATCCAATCGACCTCACGGCTGCCGAAGCGCTTCATCGCGGCTTCGGAAAAGGTCAGGTCCATGAGCGCCACGTCGCGCAGCGTGTGCACCAAGGCACCCAACTGGCACTCGATACCCCGCAACGTGCTCGCGCCGAATGCGCGGGACTCGATGGCAGAGATTGCGCCGTGCGAGCCAGCCGCACCGCGTGGCCGCACGTCTAGCGCGCATTTGGTCTCCGACATCTCGCTCGCGTCGAACGCTGCGCGGTAGCAGCGCAACGCCTTGAGCTGCTCGGTCCCGATGCCTTCCATGGTTTCGAAGCGCGGCTGCTTGCGGAAAGCTTTGCCGATGGTGACGCGGCCTTTCGCCTTCACGTCCACGATGTCCTGTTCGACGTAGACCGCGTGCTCGCGCTGCTCCGGCGTCGGGGCGAAGGGATCCGCCTTCATCGCGCGCGGGGTGCGATCCTTGCGGCTGGCGCGGTGCTTGGTCTGGGTAGCGATGGCGGCGAGGGTGTCGGACTTGGGCATCAGGGGCAGTTTCCAGTTCGTGGGTTGCAGGCGTGAAGCTGGCGGAGAAGGCCCATGACGGGCGCCATGTGGTAGCTCTGGGCGTTCGAGTGGCGCATGACCGCTTGAAGGGCCATCGCCAGGCTGAGCGCGTCGAACGCGCTGATGTAGAGGCCGGGCCGATCATGCCCGAGCTGGATAGGGCCGGTCTCGACGGAACCGGCTTGGCAAGGACAGCTGCGAACAGTCATGCTGTCACGCCCCCGCGCACCCGCGCGGTGTAAGTTCCGTCCTCGTGCCGCCACAGATAGCTGCGCGTCTCGCCCACGCTCTTCCACTGGTCCGGCATGGCATCGATTTCGGCCTGCGTGGCGGTGCCGGCGGAAAGGCGGACCATGGCGTCGTCGAAGCGCGCCTGTTGCTCGCGACGCGAGGCGGTAGACGCCGCGAGCTTGGCGCGAACAGCGTCATCGTTACGGCGCCAACGACACAGGATCTCCACGCACTCGGTCGTGCTGGGATAGAACTTGCAGCTCCGCAGCGTTTCCGTGGCGAGGAACTCGAGCGCTTGGCGCGGATAGCCGCCGATCACCAGCTCGTAAGCTCGGTGCCGCAGCTTGCCGCCCACGCTGTCGTCGGGGCGACGAGGGAGGACGTCCATCATGCGAAGGATCTGCGCCAGAAACACGTTGTCGGCCATGTCGAGGGCAGGGAGCGGGGCGGCAGCAACGACCACGGCGGTGGCAAGTTCGTCATCCGACAGGCGCGCAACTGGCGCGACCTCCTGCGATTGTCTCATCGAGCGATCGAGTGAACCCGTCGCGCCGGTCAGGGGCGTGACTGCGGGCAGAACCTCTCCAATCGTCCGGGCTTCCATCGTTTCGTTTGGCATTGCGGGGTTCCTTGGGCTCGTAAAGGCCGGTCCAGTTATGTTCGGTGGCGGTGTCGAGGATGGCGCCGGGTTCGTGGCCCTCGGCGCGCCAGCGTTCGAGCTTGCCGATCATCAGTTCGATGGCCCGGTCAGTCGGGGCCTTGCCGATGCGCTTCCGCATCTCGAGGTATCCGTTCCAGGGCTCGGCAGGCATCCAGTCGGGAACTTCCGGCTTGGCCTTCGCCGGCTTGCTCTCGCCAGGCTTGTCAGCGGGTCGCGCGTCACGAGGATGCGAAGCATCCAATGACGGTTCCTGATGGTTCTCTGACGGTTTGTCCGCAGCGGCTGCGGGGGTGTCCCGCAAGGACTGCGGGGGTCCCCCGCGACGGTTGCGGGGCGCATTCGCTGCGCGGCGCAGATTCTGCGGGGGCGCAGCCTTTGCGGGGGTGCCTTCTTTGACCGGATGCACCCAGTACTCGCAGCCGCGCCCGGCGACTTCGCGGCGCGTAACGTGACCAGCCGCAACGAGCGTCTTGATGACGCCCTGCACCGTGCGCTGCCCTTTGCTGCACTTGCGCGCGAGCGAAGCCATCGACGGCCAGCAGTGGCCCTCGTCATTGGCGGTGTCGGCAAGCGCGAGCAGCACAATTTTTTGACTGTCGGGAAGCTGGAGGTTCCAGACTTCCGTCATGACACGAACGCTCATGTCGAAGGACCAATCGTGATTTCCAGCCGCCCGGGCTTCTCGGGCTCGGCAAACTGATATTGCGGGATGAACCGCCGGTCGTTGACGCCGAGGGCGTCTGCGATGCCATCGAGCACCGGCTTCAGGCGGTTCGGGAAGTTCGAGCGGTCGCTGCGCCGATTGGGCGGCACGAAGGTCACGCGCACGATGATGTCTCCATCGGCTGGAGCCCGCGCGCGCGCTTCCTTTGTGGCGACGTGCGCCCAATGCCGCCACTTCTTCGTTTCGGCAGCCTTGCCGCGCCAATGGCCCTTGGCATGGCCGGAGAGCGAAGAGGGCGGGAAGGGGAGGGTGATGATGCTCACGGCTTGGGCCACTCCACGGGAGGAAGGCCTGCGTTTGCCCGCATCCTGTCCGCTTGGGCGTGTATCAGCGCCCGGCGCTGCGCATGGCCGATCTTGGCCAGGGCGGCGCCGGGGGTGACCGACTGCGGCTTACGCTTGCGGGTGAGCCAGCCGAGCATGGTTAGAACGGACGGCCGTCGTAGCTGGGCGAGGCCGCCGACGCTTCGGGCGTGCCGGTGAAGATCGGCACGCCGGTTTCCGCCCCGACTTTTTCCAGAGCCTGGTTGAACGCGGTCTCGAAGGTGAGGTCAGGGCGCCACAGCTCGTACCAGAATACCGGCTTTCCATCCTTAAGGCGGTACCGCAGACGGGCGATGATGCGGTAGACGTCCGCCGAGCGTGCGAAGATCGGGATGGCAATCGAGAACAGCTTCGGGAAATCGACGGGCCTGCCGTCCGACTGCTTGTGCTCGGACACGAACGCGAACTGCGTCTCGCCGGTCGTCAGGTTCACTGCTTCGCAGGATTCCGCCGTCTCGTAGATGCGGAATTTGAGCGACATATCGACCAGCCGGGTCGGCGTGGCGATAGAGCTGGGCGTCGTCGCGCGATTGGCCTTGGCGAAGTCTTGCGCCTGCTTCGACCATTCGGACACCGGATCCTCGGACACGTCGACGATCTGCGTTTCGAGGAAGGCGGCGAATTCGCCCATGGTCATCGGCGTGGCATTCTTGCCGAACCATGCCTTCCATTCTTCGGAAAGCGGGAAGGCATAGGTCGCTCTGTGGCGCATGGATTCTGCCGGGAACGCGGGGATGACGCCGAATTCGTCCACGTTGGCGGGGTGATAGTCGAAGATCGCGGTCAGCGAGGGCTTCTTGAAGTCGTCAACGGCGAAGATCGCCGAGTTGCCCAGCTTGAAACGGTTCACCAGGTCGATGAACGAGGGCAGCTGGGTCAGGACGGCCGTCCCGCTGCGGAAGAGCGGGTGCGAGCGGTATTCGTCCCACAGATCGGGATTGAGCGGCTGCGCACCGTTGGCAGTGAGGGCAACGGGCGCTTGGGTGCCGGTGCGAGGGTCGGTAACCGTCACAACCTGCGCGCGCAGATGCCGATCGGCCAAGTTGAAGGCCTTGTCCATCAATTCGCCAGTGCGGTCTGCGACGGTGCCGGCAGTGCCGAGGGCGAGGACGCTGGTATCGGTAGTGGCTTGGGTCATGTGCTCAATGTCCTTGGATCAACCGTGCAGGGTACGCGGTTCGGTGGTGCTGACTTCGCGGATGGTGCCGAACAGGTTGCCCTGGCGGGGCTTGTTCGGGCTCAGGCGGCCATCGCTGGTGAACCAGGCGACGGTGGCGCCGTGCTTGGCGGTGGGCAGCTTGAAGGCGAGGGACGGGGTCAGGACCGAGAACTCGCGGTCTGGGTCGAATTCGACGTCGATCTTGAGCGTGATGGAGCCCTTGACCTTCTTGTCGCTGTCTACCCCAGCCGCCTCGAGCTTCCGGGCGAACTCCTGAAGGGGCTCGCTGCTGTCAGAATTGAACGCGCCGTCCTTCAGCATCATCAGGAGATCGCTGAGGGTGTTGGCGGCCGGATAACGCTGACCGCCGTCGGCGGCGCGCTCCTCTATGATTTCACCCGTTTCGGGGTTATGATCCATCTTGCATCACTCCGGCGCGCATTCAGGTCATCAGGCCGGGGTGCGCGCCATCCCCCCGACCCGAAACTTGTCAGGCGGCTCGAACCAGCTTCGAAAGCTGCGCGTCGATGGCGTCGCGGGCGCGCTCAAGGTCGGCGCGGCTGTCGCGCACTTCCTCGTAATCGATGTCCCCGTCTTCCAGGGCGACAGCCAAGGCGAGCGCGGCCTTGAGGATGGCTGACTGCGCGGCGAAGTCGCAGCTATCGACCGGGCGGCTGCCTTCCACGAAACGGCGGATCGGACCGATGAACGGGCCGTTCCACTCGCGCCAGGCGGCGAGCAGGCTGAACGCGTCCATGCCGCTCGTGCCCTTGCGATAGGCGGCGGCCATGTCCTCGCTCTTGCCGAGCACGCGCCCGAGGTCCTCGTCGGTGTAGCCGTTGGCGTCCTTGATGGACTGCAAGGCGTTGGCGATCTCGTCGCGGACGTTCGATGCGGAAAAGACGGGCCTCGGGCCGGTGGATGTGCGGGTCACAGCTGGGGTACCTCAGCGGAATGAAGAGAAACGGGGACAAACACGAAGGCTGGCGCAGCGCGGCGCGAGTGGCGGCAGCCAATGTCGCCGCGCACACCGCACAGGCGGCAGGGTTCGCGATCGGCGCTCAAGGGCTTCAGCCTGGGGCGAAGAGCGGCATCGCCTTGCGGCTGGCCATCAGTCGCGGCGGCATCATCAACGTGAGCAGGCGGGAGAGCGGCTGCGGTGCTCTTCCCGGTCGCGGTGATGGTGACGATGCGCGAAGTCCGGAACCGTTTGACGGTGACAGCGCCCTGCGTTTCCAGCCGCAACAGCGCCTTGGAAGCCGTGTTGGAGCTGTCCAGATCGAGCAGGCCCGCCATTTCGGCGTTTGTCGGACAGACAGCGCCCTCGGCAGCAGCCTTGGTGAGAAGGGCCAGCAGCTTGGCAGCGCGCTCATCAACGCCCTTGTGTCCGCGCCGCGTCATGCCCGGGCGTCCCAGACGAATCCGCGGTTCCCGAAACCGCGAATGGGCAGGCGGTCGCCGAACGTGCGGCGCAGGGCGCGGATATGACCGGCCAGCGAGCTTGCGCTGCTGTTGGGCAGGTCGTTGTGCGTCACCGGTTCGCCATTGGCGTAGGCGATTGCGTAGAGCGTGCGCGAATGGGCGCGGGGCAGGGTGATCTGCTCACCGTCGTAATAGGTGAGCGACGGGCCCAGCCACCACTTGCCGCGCGTGACGGGGGCGCCCTCGGCGATGTTGCCGGAGCAGTGTGGGCAACGGGCGCTCATGCCTCCGGCCCTCTACGGCTGGGACTTGACGCCCCAGCCGCTTCGGCCATCGTGCAAGTTCCTACACGCACACGAGGAATTACATGGCTATCAGCGAAGACACTGCAGCGCTTGTGGCGGCGCAGCTTACCGAAACATGGGCATCCATGTTCAAGCAGCGCGAAGCCGCGCACGGATTGTCCTCGGACGAAATCACCGATCTTGTCGAAAAGGCGTACGCCCACTTCAAGGAAGTGGCGCAGGAACCCGAGCGAAATCCGCGCGTGCGGGACGTATAGGTCAAACACCGGTGTCCTCCCGCTGTCCCCATACGATCGCGCCTTTGCGTTTCGCAGCGAGGCGGGAGCGCTGCGCGGCGTAGGTCTTATTCGGTTCCGGGGCCTTCCAAACGGCATCCGCATCGATTTCGCGCCACACGATCTCAAGCACACGGATCTCGAGCGCATCCAGTTCGCGGCGGGCGCGGCCCAGCCGCACAAAGTTCCATCCGGAAAGAGCGAGGGCGCCTACGCTTATGACGATGGCGGCAACGTCGTGCGCGCTCATGCTGCGACGTCCGTGCGAGGACGGCTTGACGGACGCACGTTCACGAGGTCGTTGAAGCGCCCCGGGTTTTCAGGAGGCAGTTTTCATTTGGCTATGCAGCCATATCGAGGTTCTCGAGGGCTGCATAGTAATTGTCTTCGGCCTCAGCGGGCGGGATGTGCCCGATAGGGCCGAAGAGCCGGTGATTATTGTACCAATCGACCCAGCGCAGCGTTGCCATTTCCACGGCCGAAACGCTTGGCCATGATCGCTGCCGCCAGATGACCTCGGCCTTGTAAAGGC